TCAGGGAGCCTCTCTCCGATACAGTCCAAGACGATGCAGGACAGTCCTTTTACGCTCCGACCTAGTCCGAGTCAATGACAGATAAACCCAAAAAGAAACAGCCGCTACGAGGGGCAACAGAGCCGAGGCTTCACAGTCCATATCTCAAGGGCAAATCTCTCATAGGCGATGTTGAGGATCTTTGTAAGATAGTTGATATGCCTTTATTGCCGTGGCAGAAGTTTGTTTTGACAGATATGTTGCGTGTGGACAGTAAAGGGAAATTTATTAGGCGCACCTGCCTTGCCTTGGCAGCCAGACAAAATGGAAAGACTCATATGGTGCGTATGTTGATCCTTGCACACTTAATCAAGTGGGATAGTAAAAACATCCTCATAATGTCTTCTAATAGAAGCATGGCTTTAGACACCTTTAGACAGGTTTGTTATTTACTAGAGAATAACGATCACTTAAAAGGTTTTGTCAAACAGATCAGATATGCCAACGGTACTGAGTCAATCGAGATGCTAGATGGCACTCGCTTAGATGTTGTAGCTGCAACCCGTGATGGATCTCGTGGTAGAACAGCGGATTTTCTCTATATTGATGAGCTTCGAGAAATTACAGAGGAAGGATATCGAGCAGCGATACCAACAACACGCGCTCGACCTAATGCGCAGACATTATTGACATCTAACGCTGGAGATGCTTTTAGCACAGTATTAAATGACATGAGAGAACGAGCTATAGATTATCCACCTAAGTCTTTTGGATTCTACGAGTATTCTGCGCCACAATATTGCAAGATAGATGATCGCAAAGCATGGGCTATGGCTAATCCAGCTCTCGGTTACACAATTACCGAAGAAGCTTTAGAAGAAGCTGTTGCTACTTCACCTATTGAAAACATTCGCACGGAATTATTGTGTTCGTGGATTGACAGCCTTTCGTCACCCTGGCCTCATAATGTTCTTGAGGAAACATCCGATAACACACTTGAAATGGCTCCTGGGGCTTATACTGTATTCGGTTTCGATGTCAGTCCGTCTCGGCGCAACGGTTCATTGGTCGCAGGACAACTTCTGCCAGATGGACGGATTGGCATCGGGATCTTGGAGACTTACAGCTCTCAAGTAGCCATTGACGAACTTAAGATGGCTGCATCCATAAAAGGATGGGCAGACATCTACAAACCACGCTTAGTATGTTTTGACAAGTACGCTACACAAACAATTGCGGACAGGCTCTCCAATTCTGGAGTAATCACAGAGGATGTATCAGGCCAACAATTCTACAAAGCCTGTGGCGATCTATTGGAAGGCTTGGTCAATCATCGAGTAGTCCACAATGGTCAAGCTGAGCTGATCCAGCAGATGAATAACTGTGCTGCTAAAGTTAACGATAGCGCTTGGCGAATTATCAAACGCAAATCTGCCGGCGACATCTCTGCACCTATTGGCTTGGCGATGGTAGTTAGCAAGTTAATGTTGCCAGTGCCTAAGCCTCAGATTTACACTTAGACACGCCGACACCTATATGTCTAATACTTGACATATGGTATCATTTATGTCTATGGGTCGCTTACTGCAAACATTCGGATTACAATCCAAGCCTTTATTAGAGGCTCAAGCTGCACCTCAAGTTCTTGGCGAGTATTCACCTTATGCCATGCCTTTCCAGTATTCCTATGTTTCAAGAACAGAAGCAGTATCTGTGCCTGCACTATTTCGTTGCCGCAATTTATTGGCTGGCACTATCGGAGCAATCCCTTTAGAGCTTTACAGAAAATCTACTAATGAAGAAATCGGCTCACCTGCATGGTTAGAGCAACCTTCATACTCACAGCCACGATCTGTAACAATCGCTTGGACTGTTGACTCATTATTGTTTTACGGACAAGCCTTTTGGAAAGTTGTAGAGGTTTATCAGGAAGATGGTCGCCCATCTCGCTTTGAGTGGATTGCTAATCATCGAGTAACTGCAACACTAGATAGCACTAACACTTTTGTTAAATCTTATGCAGTCGATGGCACTACTTTGCCAATGGACGGATTAGGTTCTTTAATTACTTTCCAATCATTAAATGATGGCATTCTTAATACTGGAGTTCAAACTATTCGCGCCGCTATCGATGTGCAAAAAGCAGCAACAATAGCAGCATCAACTCCAATGGCATCTGGATACATTAAAAACACAGGCGCAGATTTAGATCCTAAAGAAGTTCAAGGATTATTGGCTTCATGGAAGAATGCTCGCAATAATCGCTCTACTGCTTACTTGACAAGCACCTTAGAATACACCCCAGTTTCATTCTCACCTAAGGACATGATGTACGGGGATGCAATTTTCAACCTAGCTACGGAATGCGCCAGATTATGCAATGTCCCGGCTTATTATGTTTCAGCAGATCAAAATAACTCAATGACTTATGCAAATGTCCAAGACGAACGCAAGCAATTTTTAACAATGTCTCTACAACCATTTATTACAGCGATTGAAGATCGCTTATCAATGGACGACATCACTGCTCGCGGAAATGTTGTCAAGTTTGACATTGATAAAAACTTCTTGCGCACTGATCCACTTGCAGAACTTGCAGTAATTGAAAAACTATTAGCCCTTAACTTAGTAACACAGGAACAGGCTATGGAAATGACTGATCTAACACCTAATGGAAGCAACGGTATGGTATGAACCAAGTAATTACCTTCTCAGCTGATCTCACAGCAGACTCAGCAAATCGCACAGTATCAGGAAAGATTGTGCCTCTCAATGTTGAAGCAGGATCTACAAATATGGGTAAAGTAATCTTCGCTTCTGGATCTATTGCTATTGAAGATCCTAAAGCAATCAAGTTGTTAAGCCAACACGATAACAAAAAGCCTTTAGGCCGTATGGTTTCATTTAGCGAGTCAGAGAACTCAATCGATGCAGTATTTTCTATCAGTCGATCACAACGCGGTACAGAGGCTTTAATTCTTGCTGAGGAAGGTCTGCAAAGTGGACTTAGCATTGGTGCAGAAGTTCTCAAGTCAAAGATCAAGGATGGCGTGACTTATGTATCCGCTGCTCGTCTGGTCGAAGTAAGTTTGGTAACAGAGCCAGCCTTTAAGTCTGCTCAAGTTACTGATATTGCAGCAGAAGAATCTGCTGTAGAAGAAACAATCCAACCAACAGAAAGCGAGACAGCCACCGTGGAAGAAACCACTCCAGCAGTCGAAGCAACACCAGTTGAGGCTCCAGCGGTTGAAGCTGCTCGCCCTACTGTTTCAGCAGCATACTACACAAAGCCACGCATTGAAGTTACAGCAGCAAAGTACGCTGAGAACTCAATTCGCGCAGCACTAGGTGATGAGTCAGCTCGTCAATACATACGCGCAGCAGATGACACAACAGACAACGCAGGTCTTGTACCAACACGCCAGTTGTCAGAAATCATCAACCCACTCGGTACAACAATCCGTCCATCAATCGATGCAATCTCTCGTGGAGTGCTTCCTGATGCTGGTATGACATTTGAAATTCCAAAGATTACACAAATGCCAACAGTTGCAATCGAGCCAGAAGGTGACGCATTTAGCGACACAGATCAAAATGCTTCATTCTTATCTGTAACAGTACAGAAGTATGCAGGACAACAGACATTCTCTGTTGAATTGCTAGATCGTACATCTCCAGCATTCTTCGATGAGCTAGTACGCAACATGGCAGCAGCTTATGCAAAGGCAACAAACGCAGCAGTCAACGCAGCACTTATCTCAGGTGCAACAACAGATGCAACAACAGTAGCAACATACCCAACAGCAGCAGAACTTCTAGGAATTGTTGCTCGCGGTTCAGCTTCTGTTTATGGAGCGACAGCAGGACTTCCAAATCCATTTGCTCGCAACATGGTCGTATCAACAGGACAATGGTCAAACATTATGTCACTCAATGACAACGGTCGTCCAATCTACACAGCATCACAGCCACAAAACGCAGGTGGAGCAGTTGCACCTACATCACTAACAGGCAATGTTGCAGGACTTAACCTTTATGTAGATCCAACAAACGGTGGCGATGGCGATGGAACAATCCTTATCGTTAACCCAGATGCATACACATGGTATGAGTCACCAACATACCGCCTACGCGCAGAGTCAACAGCAAACGGATCAGTAACAGTCGGTTACTACGGATTCGGTGCTATTGCAACTAAGGTTGCAGCTGGCGCATTTAAGAACAACAAGGCGTAATAAACTCACTAAGTCGCTCTAGGGGTCAGTAGCCCTCTGACCCCTAGAGTCTTTAGAAAGGATTGCACATGGCACTAACTACAGTCAGCGAGTTACGCACTACGCTTGGCGTTGGCTCCC